ACACAATATATATTACCCCCTATTAAAGCACTGGTATTAATATATTTACTCGTTAAGTTTTGAGGTGCTAATATTTTAACCCCAGGAAGTATGTCTAACCCATTTCTATCTACCAGATCAAAATACCACCTACTATCTCTAGTATTAAAACTAACAGTAATAAAAATACTATTACTGTTTAAAGTTATAAGTTTTTCTTGGTAAGTATTATCTTCTATTTTTATACGTAATGGCATTATTATCCTCCTTTCAGTATTTCCGCTAACTTGGCTTTCATGGATAGTTCTAATTGTTCTGGCACTTGTTCTGTAGAACTCCCACCGCCAGTAGACTTACCTGTAACTTCATCTTTAACTTCTGGTTTAGGCTTTTTAATAGAAATTATTTTAGCTCTCTCAGATATATCTATCTCTTGAAAACTAAGGTTACACTTCCACCCTGAAGATCCTTCTTCTTTGGTCTTAGATAAATCAAATTCAGTGATAATACAATTAGATATTACCTCTGTATCTGCTACCAAGGTGAGTAATACCTTGCTTTTACGCAAGGCACTGATTTCTCCAATCCATTGGAATACAGGAGTGTTCTGTGCATCAGCAGAGTTAACTCTGATGTCTGTTATTATACCTGCAAAAGTGGCAGTCCTGTTATCTAGATAATAATTATCCACAATACTAGTGCCATCTTCCACTGCATGTTTAGTTGCCACAGCAGGGTGTTTTATATTAATATCTGTAGTACAAGATAGTTCATAAATCTTAATACTATTAGATGAAGAACTATCTGCTTTTGCTTCTTTAAAGTAAAATTTAGCCATTATTTATTATCCTGATTCATCTACCATGCCACCTGACCACGCCATGTCTACCGCACCTTTTATAGTGGTGTTAAGGTAACTAGGTAGTCCTGTAACAACAACCTCTACTTTAGTGGGGTTTTCCCTATTGTATATAGCAGAAGGTGTTAGTCCTCTTCCTGACACTATATCCTCTATCAAACTACTTATACCAAACAATCCTTTACTTTCTGTGGTAGTCCCTTTATAGTAATTACCATCTTCTCCCTTGGTTATTTCTGAGACCTGTCCATACAGATTCGTCTGGTAACCTTGTCTTATCTCTTTAACAGATAATTTAGTCATAGCTTCATCTTTACCTGCTGTAAAGTCTTCAATAATACCTAGTGCAGCTACTGCTGCGAAGATAGGCGCAAATGCGGTAGTGAAGGACGCTGCTGCTGTAACACCGAAAGTCTTTAATGCTGCACCCATTGTACTTATTTTTACCAGTGCATAGCTACCAAATATTAACTCGAAGTTATCAATAAACACCTTCATAATAGGTTCTACTAGACGAAGTGAGTATGCAATACCTTTGAATACTGCCCCGAATATTCTACCTAGTTTCTCTAACTGGGGTCCACTATCCCTAAGTATATCTGATAATGTCTTGTATAGTTTAGATAGTCCTTCTTCAAAACCACTAATAAATATACTTTTACCTGCTCTTTCTAGGTCAGTGCCTAGCTGACCCTCTGTGACTCTCAGCCCTTCAAGAGATTTCTGATATGCACCACCAGCATTAGCAGCCTCTATAAAACCTTTAGCTACCTTAGGTAATACATCTTTTGCGAAGAGTTGTCCATCCTCCATCATTTTAAAAAGTTGACCATCTGTAATGTTCAATGCCTTAGAAAATATCTGTATGGCACCCGGTAAACTATCCCCTAATTGTTCTTTAAGTTCCTCTGCGGAAATTTTACCTTTTGATCCCATTTGGATCAGGGCTTTTTGTGCTCTCTTGATGCTTTCAGGTGCTACTTTTAGTGCGGTACCAAACATACTTACACCTTTAAATAGTTCCTCCATTTGTCCATCTGACATCTTCCCTTTCATTGAAAATTTAAACTTTACGAAGGCATCAGCGGTATCTTTTAAGTTTAGCCCCATCTCGTTCACAATATTATCTATGAATTTCATGTCTTTAGCTGCTGCTGGAGCACTACCACTGGCAGCTAACATAGATGCCTCTATGCCTTGGAAGTCCTGTCCTATACGCTTAATAGCTACTGTACCTTGAAACAAGGCAAACACTGAGGCGTATGAACGTATCATATTACGAGTACTATCTACTACACCTTTCTGTGTCATGTTGAGTTTTCTGTTCTCTGCAGCTAGTTTTCTAGTCTCAGTGCCAGTCCTCCTAAGTTGGTACTGTAACCTACGAAGATCCTCAACTTGACCCATACTAGCTGCTGCATCCATTTTCTCGCCATAAGAACCTAATGTGCCCTCGTACTTAGCCTTCATGTATGTAGGAGAGTTCTTTATAGACTTATGTAGGTTGTTAGCACCTTTTCTATCTATACCTACCGACAGTTCCCTCTTCCTAAGATTCTCTGCCTCTTTCTTAAGGTTAGCTGCCGACTTCCTGAGATTAGCAGCTTCCTCTTTAGCAATACCCTTTTGCTGTTTGAACTGACCTTTTAGTAGGTTATCATTAAGCTTTTGAGCTTTTTGTTGATCAGAGAACTTATTAGGCGCTACTTTAGAATTAACTTTATCTTCTGCTTGCTTAAGTGCACGAGCTTTACTTTTTTCTGTAGCTAAAAAGAATTTAAAGTTATCAGCTTGATCTTTCTTGTTTTGCAAGTGAAGCTTCTTCTTTAACTTAGCTTCCTCAGTAAGAGGTTTTTCCCTCTTCTTACCCAGTTCTTCTAAGATCTTCTCAATCTCACCAGCTTCTTTCTTCACCTTCTTTGTATCAAAACCAATTGATATGAAAAATTCTTCTATATAGTTGTTAGCCATACTTATATAACCTTATATAATGGTAGGAGAACTAGCCCCTACTCTTAGGGGGCTTATTGTCTAAATATTCTGCTACTTTATAATCACTAGATACCATCATCAATTCCTCATATTCCAGTATTTGTTTAGGTAATGTACTGAATTTAAGTTCATTTATAGGTAGTCCATATTCTTTCCAAGTAAACTTAGAGATAGCCAAGAACTTAAGTGTCCTATTATCTAAACTACAAAGGTCTTCTACTTGTTTATCTACTCGCTTCCTATTCCGTTCATTACCTTCCCTAGTCCACCCATTATCGATTGGAACATATCGCTTTGTGTAAAAAAACCTTGGAAATTTACCTCCAATGCGTAGATAATAAGTTCCATCATCTCGTGAACTTTTTCCTTGAAGTGTTCGTCTATATTTATAGTCTGCCCTTCACAACTAGCACCTTGTAACATCTTATCTACTAAGTTTCTCATCTCAGGTTTATTGATATTATGAGAGACAATAGTAAGTACTTCTTTGAATGTGTTCTGCTTTTCAAACATTGCAGCTTCTTCATCTACGTTTCTACTGTCTAAAACTTCTCCAAATACAGGACCAATAGTCTCTAGTATTAATGTCCATCCATCCCAAGCTACCCAACCACTTAATGCTTGAATGCCGTATCTTTTACCACCAATAACTTTCTGTTTAAAGAAATCTTCTGGGTTTGGTGCTCCACCTTGTAATGTATTGCTCATATTGTTTCTCTCTCTCTCTCATTTCTATATTATATAAACTAAAAAGGAGTCCGAAGACTCCTTATTTAAAACATCTATTACGCTAGGTTAACTTTAAGGTCTTTAATAGTCTGTACAAATGCCTTTGCATTAACAACATCTGTACTTTCAGTACCTAGTGGATCTGGAATGTATTGTACATTCTCCACATAGAACATCCAAGTACGACTACTAGCCTCTACAGCTAAGTCTTGGTTAGCTGGCATATCTAGGAATGCACCCTTGAGGTAGGTAAGTACACCACCTGATTTATCAGATACCGTGATATCGTAAAATAGTGGTTTACGTGCTTTATCTTGAGCCTGTTGTATACCAGAACAAAAAGTATTTACTGCACTGTTTTGTTGTTGAACTTCAATATCAAAAGTGCCTGTCACATCAGCAGAATAAGTAAGACCTAATCTACCATCAGCAGAAATGTTCTTAGAAGTATTTTCTGAGTTACGGGTAATAGTAATACTATCCCATCCGTCTACGTTAATTGCACCACCAAAAGAGATATCTACATCTTTAGGGCTATATACATTTTGAGCCATAATTTATATCTCCTATTATAAGCTTAGTGTGCCAGTCAACTCTACCATATGAATAGCGTTAGTTAACGTAGCTTTGAATGTGATCTGCTTGAATGTGCGTGAAGCCTTGTCAGCAGTGTTAAAAAGTGATTGGTCTGGAATAACAATAACAAAATCATCTTCAATGAAATTATGAGTTCCCTCTGACGTATACAAAGACAAGACTGTCTGTAATACACTTCTGATTTGGTTTGCACCTTTGTTATTGAAAGCCACTTTAGACGCTTTCTGTCTGATAAGTAAGTTGGTTAAGTCAGCTTCAAGGTCAACCTGAAGATTATCTCTGCCTACAATATTATCAATATATTCGCCAGAAGCCATCTTACCTACTACAGTAATAACTGGATCAGAAATGCTACTTCCAACACGAGCAAAATAATCACCATTAACTTTCTTAAGGTTAGTCTGTTCTGTTGCTGTTAAGTCTTTACCTGAAGCATTCTTAGAAGGACTCACTGCTGCTACAATACGGTTAGCGTATGTAACTGAACCAGTAACTGCAAAAGCAATCTCTGCTAAAGCTGATACTTCTGGGAACTTAGTACTTGCTTCGTGATGGAAGAAAGCAGAAGAACGGAAGTAATTAGCGGTGTTAAGATCTGCAATCGTACCTGTTGGGGTAGACAGTAAATCATTTACCTCGTTCATAGAAGTACGGAATACTTTTAACTTAGCTTCGATATCTGCTGCTGCTGCTAATACAAACGCATTAGACTTATCTTCTGCTGTGAAGTAGCGGTAGGCATCATCTTCTAAAGAGATAGCTGCAATAGTAGCTGCTGCTAATTCCGTAGAGACTGCTTCGAAAGTTTCTACTAAATTTACTAAACCACCTACAGTATACCAATCAGTACCTGAAACTATTTGAACTAATGTGATAGTTGATGCTGCACCACTACCTACTTTTGTTGCCGTAATCTTAGTAGAGAATATTGCATCTATAGCTGTGATAATATCATCTATAGTGGTCTCTTCTGTAGTATTGGCAGGGACAGTAATAGTTGACTGGGCTATAGTATTAGCTTGTAAAACAACTGTATGATTAGAAGTACTAGCTACAAAATTACTAAGTGATAGTATTGATGTAGTTTCTTGTCTACCAATCTTAATAGATGTAGGGCTTGGGTTTTGTGAAAATGCACCTTGTGCTGCAATGTATATACTAGAGGTAGTTGGAATACCATCTGTTGACATTGCTAAAGTGCTAGTGTAAGCTCGTACACGTTCTGAGAAGTAATTGTGCTTACCTGCAAACAGAATGGTACCGAAGCCTTGTCTAGACACAGAAGATGTGGCTAGTGCTATATTAGCTATGGCTAATTGTACTGACATTTAAAACTCCTAATTAGGATTATATTATTATACGTTAACGTGATTAAGGGTTATCTCTATCAGCTTAACAGAGATCACCTATTCCCTTGTAAGGTGTTTTTACGGGTATGTAACATTGGTCTCTACATACACATGTAATTCTGGGGTGTCTGGGTCATCAATATAGATACCTCCTTGTATTCCTTCTTGCGATACGGTAGTATCTAGGATTACATTTTCTATTGGAGGTGCGTCTACTACTGGGATAATAACCTCATCTAATACTGCTAGTATTAGGTCAAAAGAAGCTACTTCCCTGTACTTATCTTCCATGACAGAAGCAACGAACACTGGGTCGGATTTAGATCTTACTCTAGTCTCTGTAGGTGATAATGTATGTATCATGTCCCTGACACTGTCAACCTCTAAGAGCATATGCATTTCGTTACACAAACTCATAACATCATCTTGTGAGGTACCAAAGAACTTAATAGAGTAGGAAGCTATCTTATGTGTTCTGTAAACATAATCTCCATTGGTATTATATGCTCTTTCTGATAACTCATAACCTTCGTCACTTATACGGGTGTAATCCACACTAGCGTAAGGGTAGTCTGGAAAAGGTGGGGTTACTTTTGAACTCCCTTGAGAAAAGAGTCTACTTCTTATCACAGCCTTCTTGGTATTAGCACCTGTACCGTAATCCGATAACTTACTACCTATAAACTGTCTTACTGTCTTAACTAGCGCACCTTCAATACCTCTTATATCTATTGGCATTATACTTTATCCTTACGGTAGAAGTAACCTAAGTTATGTACTGGTATTAAGCTGGTAGCACTATAAGTCTGTCCATCCCACCTTTCGAGATCTTTACAAAAGTAGGAGTTACCTTCATGCTCTAGTTGATCACCTGCTGTCTGAGTTATTTCATCATAAGCAACTAAGTCGGAGGGAGTATATACCTTTATAGCATCTACGGATCTATACCCTGTAGGACTATTAAAACTATTTTTACCCTCTCGGTAAGGTTGTATACTACATATTATGGGGATATTTAAAGTATCTCCTGCTACAAAGTTTTCATCGTCATCAATGTAACCTTTTGAGGTAGTACGTACAATAGTCTCTGTTCTATTAAACAACTTCATCTTAGCCATTATGCGTACCTTAGTGTATAGTTAAAAGATGTTTTGAATCCAAAGTTATCTGATAACTCACCTGTATCATATAAAGGTGTGGGGTTATTTGTCACTATTAACATAGAAGAGTTGCCGAAGATGAATCTACCTTCTTGCATATATTTCCTACCTATGGAAGTCAATACGTCCTCTACTTCATAACGTGAATCTATTTTAATATAGTCTTGTAATAATGACTTGAAGAACTTCTTGTTAGCCCCATCACCCCTAAAGGGTTTGATCTTACCTATAACAGGTCTCCAAGCATGTTTACCTAATTCAGGAAACTCATGTATGAAGGCTAGTGATGCGTAAGACATATTAGCTAGTGTATGTGTACCTGAATCTGAAAAGTACCCTATACTAGCTCTCTGCTCGTGTAATTTCAACAGACGCTTTACTAACTGAGGTAGTTTGCTTTTCTTCTTGTTTCTCGTTATCTTCATTAGATTTTTTCCTTGAAGACTTAGTTTTTACTTTCTTATTACTCGGCTTATCCAAGTCAATATAAAATTCTTCTATACTACCATCTTCTAATGTACGTGTTACTTTTGCTTGTCTGCTCATGAGTAATAGTGTCCTGTTCTGAAACCTCTCCTGCCAGTAGATCTTCCAGTTACTTTTGGAAATGCTGCTACAGATAAAGGGTTGTAGGTACTAGTAGTATTAGGGTTTGTTCTATAGTTCTCTACTTCTTGAGCAGAAACACCATTTATAAGTACTGGAGGTTGTACAGTAACTAATATAACTCCAAACTTTTCTGGGTTAGCAGCGTAGTCATTGTATAGTTCATCATAAGCTTCTATAACCTCTTTAGAGGATGTGTATTGTACATCTATACTAACATCACCTATCTTCTCTTTAGTGCCTTTAGTGCCACTCTCTGAGCTTGTAGTAGCTCCTGCTTTCAGATAATCTAGTACACTTAGTGTAGTTCTCCAGAAAATCCATGGATAGTCTCCTATATGTGCTGGGTCTGTATCAGTTATATCCCCAAAATGGACAATTATATCCTCTGGTAATTTTTCTACTGATATACCACCTAAGCAAATCCGTACATCTTTTATTAGTTTTGACTGATTATAAGCCATAGGTTTTTATCCTCTTATTTATAATACCCATTATAGCAGTATTCCTTTGTATCGTCAATTAGTAAGGTTATTCTTGGACTAGACAGTGTGACCTGATATAGTGAAATATATAGAATCTAGTGCAGAGGACTCTAGTTTAAGTTCTCCTCCTGCAGGTATTAACTGGTTTAAAATACCCCTCCCAAGGTCTATTTCTCCCCATACCACTATCTTGAAGGGTATCTGTGGTTCTTCAATACCCCCAGAAACTATATAAGCTTTGTAACTTGCAGAGACAGTAGAGGTATTAGCTATAGTAACTGAATCGATAACCACACCCTTATTTCCTGCTAAGAATAAGGTCTGTGGTGTATCTACTAAGGTATTTACGGCATTATTTAATATTTGTAATGTAGCCACTAGTTAATCCTTGCGATTGCGCTCGAAACTAAAACGTTAGTTGTATTTGAATTGTTAGCAACAAAAACCTCAACATAGTCACCTGTTGAAAAAGTATGCTGCCAAGGGAGCGTTATTGATGTTGGGCCATTTGCTGAGCCTGTGCCCTGTCTTCTTGATTGAGGTACTATTACTCCGTTTATTGCAATGTACGCTGACATGGATATACCCGTACTTAGCGTAGGAGATAAACTAACAGAGAATAATATAGGTAACCTAATATCCTTACCCGCAAAATAGGTTAACCTGCCACCCACAGTTCCCGTAAACTGACTTAGCTCATCAAGAACCCATGTACCTACAGCAAGAACAGCAGTATTAATAACTGTTATAGGCGTTGCTGTAGCGTTTCCTTGCATTGAAAGCAGCCCGTCTGCCCTACTATCTCTGATTGTATTACTAAAACTGAACACGTAAAGAGAGTCGGCAGAAGATATCTGTTGCAAAGGTATTCCTCCTCCCGCTAGCTGAACATTAGTCACTGAAGCTAACCCACCAGCGTTTATATTACCTGAGTTTGCCAACCCTGACAGAAAGAAAGATCCAGTAACATAATTTAAGGTCGTTTCGCTTATACTGATTGAATCAAATGTTGCCGCACCTAAATCTATAAAAGCCCCCCCAGACAATGAACTTAATGTAGGTTCAAAAAGAAATACTCTCCAGTTTCCTGAAAAAGTCATACCCCTTAGTGATGCTGATCCTGAAAAGTTAGTAAATCTTACCCCTGAGTTTGTACCGCCAAGTGCACCTATAGAGCTTCCGTCATAGGACACATCACTAACCCTTAACACATGCGCGCCAGAGTCAGAAAATGAGAATAACGGACCGTTAGGGTGTACCGCTCTAATGTCTTTTACGCTACCCGTCACGTTTATAAATGTAAATAACGGCAAAGTACCTGTGTAGCTTATTTCTACAACCAATGAATCAATACCAGAGTAAACGGTATTCTCTCCCATTACTAACCTAGTTGTTGATAGGGCTATATCATCAGCTTGGACGTACAGGGTATTACTTGCTAAAGTTATTACATTTCCAACGGGCGTAGGCAAGTCAGCGATAGAGTTGACAACCACACGCCTGTTTAATGTTGAGACTGCAAATAACTCCGTGAAGTTATCATTTATTTTATCAGATGCTGAATAAGGGGTATCCCCTAGCTTATCATTAGGTGCTGAAGATGCGGGATTTAAAAATTGTTGTGCCATTATGCTAATACCTTATCCATTGTCCATTCTGTTTGATCCATAGTAAAACCTGTTGTCTCCATTGTAAACTCAGGTAAACCATCTATTTGTTGCTGTAACCACATTATTTGAGAAGGATAACTACTTGGTTGTGGTTCACTTTTTATACATTTTGTTGCTGGGGAAACTATTGGCATATTGTCTTTACTCTATGTTTTGTACGTTTATTCTAGACTCTCTAGGTGCAGGTGCAGCACATATAGCCCATACTTCAAGGCTACCAGATAATACTACTCTGGTTGACGATTCACCAAATACATCGGTTAAGATAGTACCTTCTCTAGATATAGAAGGCTCAGTACTGGACTCCACTAAGTATACCCAGTAACCATGCTTATGTTGTATTTCAAGACAAGTCCCTATAGGTATCCCTGTGATAGTATTTATAGAGGTATAAGCTGTTGCAGATAATGTTATATCTGGTAAAGTTTCTGCCATTATTTTATTCCTTATAACAAAAAACCCCTCAAACACGAGGCAAGAGGGGTTTAGTATTCTTATTATTATCTATTCTGATTCTTGCTTAATAGCTTTCTTAGATTTCTTTTTAGGTTTTTCAATATCTACTTGAATCTCAGGTTCAGGCTCTACTACATCTTCTACGGTAACTTCTTTCTCTGACCAAGCTACCATAAAGCCACTACCTGCTACTTTAGCTACAGAAGGTATCATTAAACCTTCTTGAACTTTATTAATAGCTTTTACCATAGTAGCTACGCTAACACAGCTAAAAGATTCACCTTCTTTCATAGCAAAACCATACTTAGCCATGCGACCTGACTTACTTACATCAACACCATCTAAGCGTGTACTTAATTCTTTTAAAAATGCGTTCTTATTAATATAATGAGTGCTCATTTAGTTTCCTTTAATTCTTGTATTTATATAGGGATTTCTTTTTTATATCCTTTCTTATATTAATATACTATTCATAATGTACTAATATAAGAAAGGAAGCAAATTAATGCTTCCAGTTCTTAACAAATAACAACCTAAGTTGCTAAGATATTGAAACTAAAGAATTAATCTTCAGCGTTCAACGTACCAGTACTTTTGATCACAAGTTCAGGGCGGTTACATAAAGCTTGAAAACTAGTTTCAGTCTCTAACTTAGTGTGACGATGATCTTTAACTTCAAAGATATACTGATCTTTAGCAACTGTGTTAGCTAATTCTTCTACATCAGCAGGAGCATAATGTAGTTGGAACATATCATCAATACCTAAAGGAAGGATATATGCGTCTCCACGGGCAATCTGACCAGAAGTGGCGTCTTCTAAGTATGTGACACCTTGATAATCGAATGAACGATTAATCAAATTACCGCCTAAGCGCTGGCGAAGTGGTTCTTGATTTGACGGATACTTGTCCCATGCATTTTGAACCAATGGGTGATTAATTAGGCCGTTAAACCAACCTGAACCACAAATACAAATAACTTGGTATTGGTCAGCTGCATTCTGTGCTTTAGTCTGAATTACTTCACGACCATTTTTCTCAATAATTTGTGCTGGGTTAACTGCGTCATTAGTGAAATCAACGTTAGCAGTAGTAGCTGTAACGCCCCACTTAGTTGCTAGGTTAACAGTGTATTGGTTGCCACCGCTTGTAGTACCTTTTAAAGCATTGTACATTACTTGAGTTTTAAGCTTATCATGACTCAAAGTAATACGTTTTAAAGCTTTAGCTAAACCTGAGTTAGCTGTTAATGGTGTATCAGAAGTAGCAAACTCACGGAAATCCTGTAGATCAGCGGCTGTCTGTTTAAAATCTAATGGGTAGAATGGGATAGGGAAGTATTCAGTTTGTGCTGTGTTTTTACCAGCATAATTACGATCCCCGCCTCGTTCTTTAGATGCAATAGTGTCTGATGCTTCAGTCTCACGTTCTACAATTGCAACAGTAGTTTTACCGAAAATAGTTTCGAATAAACCTAGCTCTTGAAGTAAGTTTGTGTTACGTTCGACCAATGCGGTCATCGGTGTGAAGTCTTGTAAACCTGAATCACCGTTACGGATAATTGTCATTTTGTTTTAGTCCTTGTCTTACTTGAAGATGTTAGTGTTAGCAGCTAAACCAGTTAGCGCTGAAGAAACGGCTGTTGCAGCATCTGCGTAAACAAGTACATCATTTAGCGGGAATACATTACCACGAACGGCAACGTTTAAAAATACAGTATCACCTACTGTATGTGCTTGTAGCATCTCAGTGTTATCATCGATAACTTTAACTGCTGTAGCTGCACCAGCAGCGGCAGCTACTTCAGTGTTAGCTGCTACAAGTAAAGAACCTTGCTTCATTGTTGCAGTCCAAGTAACAGAAACAGTTTCTGCTGTGTGAGAAGTTAACATTGTATCTAATACAACTTGATCTCGGTTTAAAATTGTCATTTAATCTATTCTCCGTGAATAATTATTATTATTTAGTTGCTGCTAAGGTAGAAGCTACTTTTTCTTGTAGTGACTTGTACAATTCTGCACCAGACTTAACTACCGTTACATCCTTAGGTTCACTAAGATCTGCATTTTCTTTCTCACCAAACTCTTTCTTGATAACTTCTTTCTCAGCTTCAATAGCTTCGATTGATTCTTTAGCTGATTCCAATGCTTTTATGAAAGCAACTGAATCTTCACCAGAAGCGAGGATAGCTTTAACCACTGCTTTAGAGTCTTCTTCTTTTACGAAAGTGAAAGACTTAACAATAGATACTGTAGATTTCTCTAACTCTACTTGAGCACGATCTGCTTTATCTGAGGCTAATGCATCATTTACTGCTTTAGTGATAGATTCTTGACTAAGCAAAGCTGCTTGAGCTTTTACTAATTCATCTAATTCATCTTGTGACTTTACAATCACTTCTTTGCCGACTGACATAGTTTTAATTCCTTTATCGATTTTTGTATTGGTTTTTGGTTCTACATCAGGTATGATGTTATTAGCTACTTCAACTTCACTGGATAATCCAGCATGTTTTAGGAGTAATTCTTTTCCGTCTACTGACAGGTATATTGTGTGTTCTATTGCTTCCTTGACATCACCAAGGATCTCCACACCACTATCACCGTCAATGAACTTAATAGCGTATTTAGTATCTTCGAAAGAGTACACTACTGTATCTTCATCTAAGTCCACTACCCAAACATATGGGTAATTGAATCCAGCAGCTCTATAAGCACCTTCAATCATAGACTCTAATTGATTACGTAAATTTCTATATGACATCTTCTCAATATGTTCTTTTGAGTAAACGTCACTAAGTGATTTAATTATTTCATCACTGACAGGTAAACTACCTTTCATGATAAGAGCATCATGTGCTAGATTTGCGCTACCACCTTGTGCTTTGTGACATACAGCTAAGTGCGCGCCATTGTGGTCAAACGAAATATCTGTTATCTCTTTTGACTTATCTAAATCTAGCATTATGACAATTCCTCTGGTTGTACTCTCTTACCCATAGCACCTATGGAAACTCCGAGGATTTCTCCTGAAACTTTCTTATCCCACAGGGCTTTATCTATATACTTCATTTCTGAAACCCATGTACCTTCTACTACTTCTTGTTCTCCAATGATACAATCAACAGGAACTATAAAAGTCTTTAATATATGTAGTTTTTCAGTCTCTGCTTGTACATGGTATAGGTTAGGTGTTACATTACCTGTAAGTAGGTTCTGGTTGAAGTTTTCACAAGCTTTTACTAAAGTATCTTTAGAGTACCACTCACCGTGAGCGTCTAGCTTATTGGGTTCTGCTATAATGTCAAAAGCTATTTGTTGTACTTCATCTATAGCTTTCATTATAAGTTTATTTGAATCAGGCATACTTTCTATAGTAACTCCTTTGATTATTTCATCCCACCAATTAATAGCTGTTGGGGTATCTGGTATTTCTTCTTGAATTTCTTCAACCGACACATTGATATCAGCTACTGATCTATTTACAATAATATCTTCATACATTTGTGATAAATCAAAGGGGGTTTCATATGAACTTTCGTTGATAGTTATCTTACTAACTACTTCTCTAAGTGTTTTTGGTTGGGGATTAGAATTCTCACCTACAACATCCTGTCCTGTAACGTTGATCAGTAAACCAAGACCATCTTTATCAAAACTAATACTTTTATGAATACTAGTGTCAGATAACTTAATACCCAGAAAGGTATCATCAGAAGTGTTATAAACAACTTCTATCTCAGACATATGGAATTGGTAATACTTAACGATTTGGGCGCTTAGAGGTTCAGTAAAAACTTTAATACTAAAACCTTCGGTGTTGCTAGTATGGAGGGACTTTATAATTTGTCTCTTCATCTTATAGTACCTATTATATTATAAGCTACTGATAATGTCAACAGTAGCTTGTGTTTGGTTATGATGTCACCTCATTTTCAGAGATATATTTAGAAAGTAGACTTTTTCTCTTCCTCCCTTTAACAAGGGACTTTATGTAAGTAATAGGAATATCTGTTACATCACTGATGTCTGTGTAATTTCTTTTATCTATAAAGTGGAGGTCATAAACTTTAATAACTTGCGCTACAGTATACTGCTTCGATTTGGTAAAAGTATAACCTTCTTCTTTTGCCCAACGGTACAAACAAGTTTTTGGGTACTTCCCATCTGATAGTAGGGACGAAAAACTCTCACCACTGCTTAATCTTATTTTCACTTCTTCTTTTAATGATGCCTTTACCATGTACCTTTTAGCTTGAGGGTTATCAGTGTGGTATATATCTAGTAACGAGTTTCTTTTATTACCTGCTAATATAGATCTAATATACGTTTCAGATATCCCACTAATCTCTACAATACTCTCCATATGAATATTATCTTCATAATACAGTTTAAGTACTTCCATCACTTTATGATCTGGGTACTTTTGTATAGATGGTATGCTTCTTGACTTACCTTCATCCCTAAGTAATTTAGCTTCCCTCAGAGCATGTATACCTTCTCTTTCAAAAAGACCTTTACACTTAGCTCCTCTCAATATATAGGTCAAGTAGCTAGCGCACATACTAAGTTTTTCCGATATATACCTTGTAGTTTTACCTTCCTTATAGTAAAGATGGTATACTTCAAGGATTTGTTGTTCTGTATACTTTGTAGGTAAACTTGGTAAGTTTTTAGCAATGTAACCTTTTACTTTATCAGGGTAATCATATCTTGTCTTAGATACATTGCTGAGTACCCCACCTTCCGCCATTACTCCATAATAAGATATTAAGTATTCTTCTAAATTATATGCTTCTTCTTCACTGTCATGGTAGGAGATTATTTGTCTTTTTATATTACCTACACCATACTTCTTTATTATATTGGACTTAATAGAACCATTATTTATTCTTTGAGGGGTAAAGTGGTTATTTATTCTTAAACCCAACCCTTTACCAATATAGAATACACTATTGTTTGGTCTAAGTAGCATATAGACATAATACTTACCATCAAAATTAGGGTCCACTCTATAAGGACTACGTGCCGTCATGAAGCATTATTACTATTGGTGGAGGAGTTATTACCGAGAGAATCTCCTGTGCCATTGGGCATACCTGACTCTAATGCTTGTCCACTTTTGGTGGTCATCTCACCCAGTAACTCAGTTAACTCTTCTTTAGAAGTATTCTCAGGTATACGGTAAGTAAATCCTGACTTCTCTAGTAGCTCATTAATAGAGCCTACCGTCTTAGGGAACAATCCTGTGGCACCTAATCTTTGTGCCCACTTACCTAACTCATCAATAGAGGCAGGAGACATTGCACCTGCTTTTACCTTAGGCATTTCTGCAAAAGTTAGTTCCCATTCGTTTAATCTAAACAACTGAGGTATAAGGTTCATGTTCCAAGACTCTTCTATTACAGAGATATCTCTTTCGATGAAGTGGTAATGAAGATTAGTTTGACCTTCTAGTTGGTTATAACCACCACTACTATCATTACTGATCAGGTTAGAGGCACCAAAAGTAGAATATATAAACTTACGTCTTTGTTCTACAAGTTTCTCAAGGTCGAAGTTCTTACCACCACCATCAACACCTAAGAACTTTATTTCAAATTCTTTAGCACCACTACCTGCCTCATTGAATGTATCAGAAGGCATGATCATGGAAGCTTGGTCACCAGCATGTAGGTTAGCCATACTTTCTTTTAATTCTGCTACCATTCTACCAGCATCACTGCTGGGGTCGGCTGCTGCATCATTAAGTATACTTGCAGGAAGAAGTAATATTGGAGTACCAGCTAAATCTTTACTAACACCAACAGAGGTCAAGTCTTGTAGTAATACTTTCTCTCTCCAAGCTGTGTAACAAGATTCAAAAGGAGATCTACCAAAAGGTTGAGCATCTGTAGCGCTATAAGTAGTAAGTAATACTTTACTTATAGGTATAGATATATAGCCTTGAGGGTTACCTACTTTAGTTGTCAACATATTACCAGAGTTTTTAAAAGCATTCGTGCTTTGCCTCATCTCGGTAATCTTGTTGCCGCCTTGAGTAAGAACAAAAGGTTCTCGTTCGTATAAAGTAAGAGGTGAAATATAGTTTAACTTCTTAATCTTCCAAGCTGGTAATCCTGATGGAGTAGTTGCCCACTCACCATAGCTTCTTTCGAATATCTTTTCAAAAGGCGCTACACCATCTCTTTTAAACTCAATAGCACTACGAGCAATACTACGGACACTTTGATTTTGTAAGTGATTTAGATTCCATTTAAGAAACTCTGCTGCTTGCCTACTGGTCTCAGAGGTATTGTCAAACTCAACACTATAGTTGGAGAAAGCTTCTTCTACAAAAACAGCGTTAGTAGTGAAAGCATCTGAGACACTATCATCTAACATCATTAGTTGAAAAGTTTTTAAACGTTGGGACTCGGAGAGTTCAAAAGGTTTTAGTATGTCAACTACTTGTTTAACAAATTCTATACCTACTGTGCCAGTTTCACTTTTGTTAGCTCGTTGCTCTACTGTAGCTTTATTAATATGGCTCTTATTAGCAATACTCTTATCAGAGTTGTTAGTAGAACGCTTCCTACTTTTGTTCTTTCGCACTAGGTTGCAACTCCTTTATGTTGTGGTGCTGATAGTAGGAGTCGAACCCACGACATCTTCATTACAAGTGAAGCGCTCTACCTACTGAGCTATATCAGCTAAATTTGGTTAGGTCGGGAGATTTTCAGGTAAATAATCAAATGTTTTGAAAAACTCCTTTCCTGTTATAATACTCATTATACCAGCATTATCCCATACCGTCAACAAAGTGGTATAATCGTTGCATATAATAGCTATTTTGTACGATTACGATGCTCCGCGAGGAGCGTAGGGTTATTCATGTTGGGTATGGAGACTGGTTTGGATACCCTTTCTCTGGATATAAAATTAAAAGCAGAACCTGCTGCATCTAATAAATCATCTTTGTATCCATTATTCTTATCTCCATCAAAGTTTTCCAGTTCAAGGTATAGGTAATCTAATACTTTACGATCAAAAGAATCAGTGACAAAGAAAACAAAACCATTATGACAGGCAGCACAGAAAGGTTCGAACTTCTTTATCTTACCTTTGTTATAAGCCATTGGATCTTTTTTAACGATAAAACCTTCTTCTTGTAAGTCCTTAGAGTGTTGTTCTAGCTCAATTTTTCCTGCTTGAGCTGGATCTTGAGGGAGTACTATGATAGTATCACTGCCATCTAAGTTCGCTTGATCAAGTATAAGCTGGTTTCTTGCGCCCACTTTTTTCCTAAACCTACTTAATTGTCTATCCTCTTCATCCTTAATATAGTTACCAAAGACATAGTAGTTCTTGTTAACATCTTTACCTATTGAAACACTAGCTGTGTAATCTGGGTCATAACTACTTTCTTTAGATTTCTCCACACATGCCTTATCCCATCCTCTACACAGTTTTAGGTTATTAGGTACTTCTGCTAAAGTCACTTCATTTATTGTAGTTCTTTCCCATACACCATTGCTAGCTTTCTGATAATGCCAGTTGCCATCTAATAACATTGCTGCATTGGCAGGGTCATTAGCTTGTAAGTCATCAGCATATTCAGGGTTATTAGCTAACATTAGGGGGTTGTCTACAAGACTAGAACTTACTGCTGTATATGCTCGTGGTTTACTACTAGGGAATCGTTCTCTTAAGTCTTCTTCAGCCCAAGATGTATGTATCTCTCCTCTATCAAACACATAATATCTTAGTCTACCATTAAGACTCCTATCTAGAACACCGTACCTTGAATCATTTTCATCTTGTATGATAAAAGCTTCAAGGTATTTACTTTTTACAAAATGGTTTGGGTCGGGGTTCATCGAACAACGGATGAATGAAGGGTATTTAGAGTTACTCCGCATACGAGTACGGATATAATTGTAACTACCCTCATCAAAATGCGTAAATTCGTCAAAAAATGCTGCTGAGAGTTGTGCCCCCTGCCAGTTTTCTACTGCATCTTTCTCTGAAGTGAGGTATGAAAATTCTACGGTAGCTCCGCTAGGAAAGGTTATCTTATAATTGCCTTGGCTATCTATTATTTTTGCTTTACCTTTATACTTCCCCTTATTCTTACCCGTTTGATGTATTAATAGCGGGCGGTACATAGACTTAGCTTCTTTCCAAAGTGAACGACTCAATTGTTTCAGTGTCTTTCTGAAACAAACACCATACCATTCTGGATCATCAACGAAGCGCAGTATATACAAAAGAAGGGCAAAAGATTTCCCACCACCCAGTGGGTTGTTATGTAGCTCGTTAAACTACTCTGGTATTTCTACCAGTATCGGACTATATCTTCAGTATGTTTATACTGCCTTCCGTTTCGACTTCACTTGAAGCCTACTCTACTCACTTACCCGATAACGTAATTATCTTCTGCTTTCGATAGTCTCTGAACGTTCCCCTAACGAGGCTTCGCTGCTGATTACCTACATCTTAATGTTTAGGTTTCCAGACAATTAAAAAGGTTTAATGCGACCAGTGGATTTTTAAGCCGCACCACCATAAAATACTAAAGGTATCTCTGGTGGGATATTCATAAAAGTCTCCTGCGAGCCTATTTGGGGTCGCAAAATGCTATTTCTACTCATTATTTTTCCTCGTCTCTTACTCTTCCATGATTGTCATGGTAACCTAATGGTACCTCTGCCTCTTTCCTAGCTTCAATAGCTTCCTCTACGGTATTGTATGTACCTATATGAGTCTGCTTCCCATTTAATGTTATGCTAGCTATGAATCTACCTGATCTAACCTTATATACACCACTTTGACCGTACTTATTATTAGTGTATAATGTTAAGTTTCTCATATTAGTTTTATGTGTAACGGCTCTTAGGTTCATAACCCTGTTGTCAAGACCATCCCCGTTTTCATGGTCTGTTACTAAATCCGCAGGGGTGTCTAGTATTAACCTGTGAAGAGCTACTCTCTTATTATCTATCTTAGCGTAGGTATAATAATTCTTGCTATGAGGGGCTTTGTATGCATACCATTTGTTTCTAGTCATATATTTGTAGTACATATCGGTGTCTACCGTACAGAATTTATTTGTAAAGGTTTCTGTGGAAACATCTACTACTGTTAGTCCACCATCTATATGTGTTACTGTGTTGACTCTGCAGGAACAACCATTACCACAACCCATACCTTTTACTTTATTCTTTACATGGGTAGATGAGGTGACCAGTTTCTTGTTGCACAAAGTACATTCTACATCCCACATAGGGTGTTTTCCTTTTTTCTCTACAAAAGATAATACTAATATATCTCCGTATACCTTTCCAGTTAAATCCATAAAGGCTTTATTCTTTTTTAATTCTTCTAGTGTTTTACTCACTTTATTCTCCTCTTTGTTTATAGCATATAACTATTATAACATATAAAACACTTACTGACAACCCTCACTGTGGGCTTACTTACCCATCACCTTCCTCCTCTGGAGCACCTGTACTCTCACACAACATACTCTTGTAAATAGCTTCTTGGTAAGCTTCTATATCTTTACACCACTCGTCTATAATAGGTATACCTCCTACTATCTCATGCAAGATATAACTAGGATAATCATAATCTTTTTCAGTGTCAGATTTAGGGTACTTAATGTTTTTATCTGACATAAGATTTACCTCTGATGTATAACTCAGCAGCTACTCTTTCTACAGCTATGATACTATCAAATCTCATACCCTGCATGGTATCTGCATTTCCCTTCTTTACAAAGTAATATTTATTGCCTTTACGATAATCTTTATGTACTTCTAATAGTTTACTTGCCGAATCAAGATTACTACTATAGAGTACCAGCACTTCTTTCTTCTTCAATAGATTATCCAGTATCCCTGCCTCTTTCTTAACCCTTTTAAAGTCAAAACTTATAGGGTTAAGGAAAGCTTGCCCATCGAAGAATTCTTCTTGTCCTTGTATATAATCATTTTCTTTACTCATACTCTCTCTCCTTTGTCCTCACGGACATAAATTAATAATAGGTTGGTTGTGTAGACCACAATTTACCTTGTAACTGACTCATTGAGCTAGTTCAATACTATTCGTACAAGCACCATTTAAAGGGTTTACTGGCTCCTAGCACTACCTTCCTACCCTATAACTCAAGTATACACTACTCTCACTAAAATGCAACTATATTACAAACACAAAAGCGGCAACCCCAAAGGATCACCGCTTTTTATTATTGCTTATTTCTACTTAGTGCTTTACTTTCTTCACGTATACTGCGTCTAACTATACACCACTCTATTGCTTTCTTACAGTGGTCTTCTTGCCAGAAGAAGATAGCATTGATCCACTTCTCAGCTTTCAATGCCCAAGGTTTACCTAATGTAGCATGGTAACCTACTCTACCTGATATTGTATGATCAGGATCTCCACCCAGTAAAGTGTTAACTATTTGATCTGCTAATATTAAGAGGTTGAATAAGTATTTACCTACCCTGCGCCCTATAACTTTTAACATATACAGGGTATGCTTAGATTATTGAGACATTTATTGGTAAGTACATACTCATCACCTACAGGGTATGTAGCGTTAATACCTTCTATAACTAAATATGTTGGTACATCAACTGATGTTGTAACTGAACCTAGATTGAGCTGTAGTTGTGTATCCGAGTTAACTGCAACTATTGTAGGGTTACCTGTAAGTGTGTAGACAGTACCTGCCCAACTAACATTTATCTCAGTAAAGCCACTTAATCCAAAAGAAGGATCGCTAGGTACAGAAAAAGTAAAGTTTATTATAAGAGGGTTTGCTTTGTTAGGTATTACTGTATTTAAAGACATACCTTAGTTCCTTATACTGTACGTGTTACCTTACTAATACCACCAGCAGCTACTGTATAGGTTAAACCTTGAGTAGTGTCAGCAGGGGTAGTACCACCATCTGTTGTTAAATCTATGATTTCAAGTCCATCTTTGTTAGGACTTGTATCATTATAGATAAAAATTGCCTTACCTGTAGTAGGATTAGCTGCGTCTGCTGCGAAAGAGTAATCATCTCCATCTATAGTAGATATAGCCCCTGCTCTTGTCCAAGTAGTATTAGCAATAGTGGTATTTGCTACATACAACCCTACACTAGCTACTTGAGTAAAACTGGAAAGTTGTGGAGATGCCATATCCGCATCTGTTGTTGTGTAACTGTCTGTAATAATAACCCACTTGAATACGTCTGTTGAGTTGTTATAGGCACCGTTACCTGATTCAAGATCATACTCACTGAATCGTTTAGAGTCACTTCTAGCCATTATTTTATTCTCCTAAGAATATTTATTTAAAATTTAATTTGTCATGTGATCTTTAATTTAGATATGACTATGGATTTCCATAAGATACCGTGATACCTTCTGTTACATAAGATGGGGTTATTCCTCCATCTGAGTATGCTATTGTGAAACTCTCTATAACAAAAACACTACCTAGTAGAATATTAGGATTTATAGATTCACTAATACTCTCTGTAGTGTTAGGTGTTATAGTTAAACCAAACGATAAGTTTATAGTTGGGTTTATAGCTTCACTTTGTGATTCTGTTAGTATTGGGCTTAAATCTACTGTTCCTGTAAGTACTATAGAAGGGTTTATCGCTTCAGTGATACTCTCAGTTATATTAGGCACAATACTGATAGGTACAGATAAAGAAATAATAGCTGGTATTGCTTCGCTACTGCTTTCAGTAATAGTAGGTGTTAGTACTATAGTATCTGTAAGAGATATCGTAGGTGATACTGAGGTAGTCTCAGACTCTGTTACAGCAGGGTTTATTGATACCACTAAACCTAATACTATTGTAGGTGATATAGCCTCAGATTCACTCTCTGTGGTCTGCGGGGTTAATTGTACCTTACTCGTAATAATTAAAGTGGGGTTTACTGACTCACTAACACTTTCTGTAACAACTGGGTTGATAGCTACAAGAGAAGTTAGATCCACTGAGGGGTTTATTGCTTCACTTGTACTTTCAGTTATGTTAGGTAGTAAAGATATATTAGCTGTTAAACTAATTATAGGTGATATTGAGTTACTCTGGGATTCTGTTGTAATGGGACTTAGAGTTACACCTCCTCCCCCACCTAGTACATCAGCATTGTAAGTCGATATAAAATCAGTAGTTGAGTCTGTATTGAATGCTACAATACCTTGTTTTGTTTCTGTCTGAAATACAGATTCTGTTATGTCCGAGCCTTGCTGTACCCCATCTTCATAAAACCTTATTGTTGTACCTTCGGCTTCTATTCTGTAAACTCGACCAGCAATACCTTGCATTGTAAATAGATTAGTTGTATTTCCTGATACAACTTTGACTAGTCGCATACCTGCGCCACCAGTACCTGCCAATAGCCAACCAATAAAGTTGGCAGAATCTTGCGCTCTCAGTACCACATATCGACCATTCTGAGCGCTTAGTGTAGAAAGCTCAGCTTCTACGTAGCAATCTGCATCACCTAGATCATCGGATCTTACAAATGTGCGCGCTACTGCTGTTGATACTAGTGAGTTATTTAGTGCTCTAACTACTAAGTTTGAACTATCACCAGAATCTAAAGTCCAAGCGGTACCAACATTAGGTACATGTAGAGTTAGTAATGTGTCACTTGACTCCGTATACGTATCTTCAAAAGCAGCCATTAACTGAAATCTCTATTTGTTATTGAGCCAAGTGTTTTGAAGTCTACATTAAAAAAGTAACATATATTATTTATCAGATCCCCTGTAGTTACACTGCCTGATGTATTGATGTTTCTAGCGTTCAGCTCGCTCGCAACTTTTGTTATTTCACTCTCGCTTAAGCTTGATATTAAAGTATCGAGAGGATAAGGAGGAAGCATAAGCGCTGTAAGTTTTTCAGCATCATCACCTTCAACAATCGCCAAGACATTAGTGCCGTTGCTGTCATGGTGATAAGACACTTTTACATTTAAATTTTGAGACTCTACTAATATAGATGTTTTGTATTCATTATTTACTAAATAAGCATTGTCTAAGTAAATTCTAATCATTGCTTAACCTTGTTATTTTATAATATTTATCCCCCTGATAAAGAAAAGCCCTCTCACCGAAGGAGGTACGGATCGAGGGCTGAGGAGAGGAGGAGATTGTGTATAAATACACTGGTTGCTTATGCAACTCTTATATTATCGGAGGAGATAATTCTTTAGTTTAATGCTTTATTTGTGTCATCTGAAGAAGATAAAGATATTGACATTGTGTAATCTTCTTCTTCATCTTCAATGGTATCTGCGCTAACTGCTTTAAGTATTTCTTTAGCTGCCTTGCGGTTCTCTTTGTTATGACCTAGAACTCTATCAATAAGAGTTAAGTTTATATTATCTTTTTGCTTATCCATATTATCTACCATAGCTAATAATTTCTTAATAACTTTAGGTACAGCCTTTGCCATAGCTAGGTCTATACGGACTTCAGCATTTTCATGGGCATTGTCTGCTTGCTGGGCTAGAGTAGGTCTTCCTGCTGGTTTATTCTGATTCTCAGTAGTCATTACGACTCACCTCTGGTATGTTCAATCCTAAAGAGTCTAAATCTAACTCTTCTTCTTCAACGGGATAATTTGATTTGTTGGAACACTTATTACAATAATCTTCTTCTACTCTCATTGTAGTTGTCTTTCCTACCTCTGTTGGGTGAGGGATCAAGATGCTACGATAAATGAGTGCAGGAGGTAACATAGAATTACAGCAAGCGCACCTAATGAGTCACCTTCTTAGTGATTGATGGTTTCATAGCCATCTCCTTGTTAGTGCCTCTTTTATAAGAGGGTCTATTATATCTTCTGCTAATTTTATAGCATATTTATGTTTCTGATTTTTCCAAGATAGGTGGGCTTCTAGTTCAGTGTCAAAAACACCTAGGTAGTTGCTACTGCTTCTGTTAAAAGGGTTATTGCACCTTGCTACATAACATACCTTTTTACCTGAATAGGAGGTGACACCTATCATAAGGGTACCTCTTGTGGCTAAACTGTCTGTAAAGAAAGAGTTTATTGCTTGCGTGACAAAACTACAGCAGGAGGGGGAGTATATTTTATTCCCTTCAAAAAGTATGTCTTTGTCCAAATGTAAACCTTTCCACTCTTGTTCTACCATCCACGCCCTAAAGTTGCTGAATGTAAGCCAAGACTCACAAACGGAACAACCTTCGTAGGTGTGTGTGCCTTTACTATAACACCTACTGACCATATCTCGCCACTTTGCATAGTAAGGGCAAATCCAAGTTTGTACTCGTTTTATTTTCCCACAAGGCTGTGGTACATTTTCAGATAATTTTACGGTATAAGGTGCGTCATTGTTTGCCACGCCACAAAGTATACTCATTTTCTTTCCTTAATTTAATAAGGTCGTGCATCACTGCATTAACTGAAACTTGTTGTAGGGATAACCTTATTAGATTACCCCTTTCATACCCCTATTATAACCTAGGTTTTTCTTGGTGTCAATGGTGTGTGCTTATGGGTAGTTAAGATAAACTATTTACCCAATCAAAGTAGTTCTCTCCATAGAAGGTTTCCATCAGGATTTCGTATGCGTACTGAGTGTCTATCTCCCTCTGTAACTTATCCTCTTCAAAGTATAATCTTGCTGACTCCTTTAAACTATGGTAATCTGGATTCTCCAGTAGAACAGGGAAAGGTTTTGCCTTACCTCTACGTTCTAACTCTTCATTTAATTGTTGTGTTGTTAATTCTTTAATGATCATAACGTAAACCCCTCTTTATCTTTATTACACTTCTTGTGCCAAGCACGAATCATCTTCTCTACATCTTTGTCTTCTGATATATCCATCCCTTCAATGTAAGGTATATCAAACACATAAGACATATTGCTGTTGTTTATTGTACTATTAACGTAGATGCATATTACACTACCGTCTTCATAGTCAGGTATAGCTCCAGCATAGTAATTAGACATGAACTCTTTTATTGACACTTCATAATACTTATCTACGATAATTTCTCTGCTAAAACTGATCATAATCTGATATCTCCTTTACATTTATATTATTTATTAAAATTAAGTACAGCCGCTATGGAAGTATCAGCATCCACTATAGTCATCTCAGACCTAGGTACCACAACCAAGTGCCATGTGCCATCTAACATAGGTAAGATCAAGTGGACATGTGACTCTGGTGGAAATTCACTGTTAGCCATTAAGTCTTTTAGGTACTCTACTTCTTGTGTAACCCCTACATCTTCTTTAAGTATTCCTTTAATAGGTAAGGGTGGTGCTGGTTTTATCTTCTCCCATATTTCCAATTTAGCTTGATACACCAATTCCGCTCCTACTATACTTTCAGCATGTTTCTCTTCATATTTGTCTTTTTCCTCGCCGCGCATTGATTTGAATTCTGGGTGATCTATTGGATTGAATACAAAACCCCATTCACCATCTCCTTTGTCTTCAAGTAGCCATACTTTATATGACATTTCCCCTTGATAATGCCATGTACCTGCTATTATTTTAATTGTATTCTGTCCTTCTATACTTATAATCTTCTCATGTGTATATGTTTTCATATTATTTGTTCCTTAACTAATTTAGTGTTATGTACATGCTCTACCTCACTTTTAGTTGTTATGTGTGTCTCAAACTCATAATGGTATTGACCATTATCTTTGCACTCCATAACATACATAGGCTTACCTTGAGTATTTACATAGTCTAACGCATCTGCTGGCATAAAGACTAGATCTTCTATATCTAGGTAACCGTCTGCGATATTCTTATCCAAGAACATTTTTGCAAAAGTATTAAGTTCTGAGGTGGATAGTGGATCAGAATTAGCATTTAAAGAAATCTTAATGTAATTTTTACCTGTTCCCCTTTCCTCTTCATCAAACCTAGTTATATTTATACTGAAATAGTTAGGTAGAATATTTATTTCTCCTGTGCGATCTCTTTGTGGAGGCACTTTATACCTTGCAGGAGAATAACTCCCTGTGGGCATTAAGTTTTGTATTATACTCCGATCTAAATCTGAATGATCTTCAGCTAATACTTTTAACTCATACCACTCTCCGTTGGTAAGTTTAACCTTAGATAAATCTTCTTTCGTAACCTTATCATTTATTAGTAAGGTTAGCAACTCTCTTGGTGTTTGTCTATTTGTTTTCATGTTATAATTCCTCTTCATAAATTGTGTAATTTTTATATTTATTTCTTAGTGCCTCTGCTACCCGTTCATCTGTCACATATTCTGAGTCAGCTAACTCACAAGCATAAATGTGTTTCTGCTTCTTCCATGCTAAGTGAGCTTCTATTTCTGTAGAATACCTACCTAATGTCGTCCCCTTACTATTAAAAGGATTACTGATTGCAGACTTGAAATTACCTGTGTATTTATCCCAATAACAACCTATTAGGTGTTCACCTCTTGAGGTTTTATTGACCATAATAAAAGTATTAATATCGTGACCTATAAATACACAAGTCCTTGGAGAATATACACCATTACCTCCTACCAGTAAATCTTTATCTAATGCATTACTCTCCCAATCTTGATCTACCATCCACGATTTAAAGTTACTAAATGTTAACCATTCTTCACAAACAGTACAGTCTTTGTAGGTAGGGGATCTCTTGTGTAAACTGCCACTATAGCACCTTTGTAACATACTTGTCCACCTCTGATAATAAGGACATCCTATATACTTGTAACCTCCACTTGCAATCCTCTCTTCTGGAAATACCTTATAACTTGTAGGTTCATCCACATCATTAATACCTACACCATAGACTAGTTTCTTATCACTCATAACTCATCCCCTCATTTAACATATCACGTATCTTATTAAACACCACTCTCCTATCGCTAAAGCGACAATCATCGTCCTGTTGCATAAAGAATGCTGTGAATCCATGTCTTGCTTGGAACACACCCTCTACTTTAACACTATTAACTTTGTCCAAGTAGATCCAAGGGTAGTTACCACCTAATTCTACAGTGATACCTATAGCAGATAATCTATCTGTGAAACGAGTAATTATATTTCTTATTGTAAAGTTATAATGGTCTCCTACCTCCGAAGGAGGTCTATTCTTACCTACCATTATATTACTGTCCTCAGAGTAACTTCCTCTTTCAACGGTAACATCCTGTTTGAGTATGGTATAATCTAAAGCTGTAATCTTATAGGGGTATGGTACTCCTGCTTTGGTTATTGTGCCTTTCATAGTTGTTCTCCTAACAAACCTAAGACCTTTTCCATATGCGCTTCAGATTGTGGCACCCCAGTAAAGTTAATTCTATAGAAATACTCCAATTTATCCTTTTCTGTCATACCATGATATAAACACTGATAAGGCATACCCCTACTCCTTAATTGTCTCGATGTAGGTGCATCTAAATCCTTAAAATAGTAATTCCCCTCTTCTGTTTTATAAGGGATATTATTATTTAAATACAGTAATATCGTAGTGATCCGTTGCTTACCATCAACCACTTCATAGTTAGGTTCTCCTTCAATATAAGTGTCTTTATCTATAATAGCAATAGTACCTAGGGGAAGGTTATTGAATACTGAATACAGGAATTCCTGTTGTTCTTTCTCCTCCCACACATAAGATCGCTGGTAATAAGCATTAAGATCTAGGTCATCTGATTCTTGCCAACACAAATAGTTTCCAACGGTGACATTGTGAGTGGTTGTTAGTAATCTTCTTGAAAATAACTTCATGGTTGTTCTCCTTTTATCTCAGATCTAACTTGCATAAGTACCCTTCCTAAGTGGTTCTCACCTTCTCCTGTTTTCATACAAACGCCCCAAATTTTATCATCCCACCAATTAGCTTCTTGTAGGTAAGAGTCTTCTGTAGCTAACAGCTTTTGTCTTAGGTTGGGATTAGCTAAAGAAAACTTATAACGTATTGCGTAGAGCATAACATCAAGTTTAATATCTTCCCAGTCTTCACGCAGTTCTAAGGATCTACCTATCTTCTTAGCCTCTGCACCATTTTTACAGTTAGCTATCTTGATACGTAATAACGGGTTATCTGTTTTCATTGCCATATAAAATGACTCAGAAGTCTTGAAGATCACACTAATAGGTTGTCCATTCAAGAAAATAACCTTGTGCATAGGAGTTTCGAAGTTCCAGAAGTTACTAAGGAATCTGTACTTTTCATTACTAAAGCTTGCTTGTGTTTTTGTGGTCATGTTAAATCTCCTTTATTTTATCTTACAATTAACTTTACTGCCCATTACATGCTTATAAGCATCTTCCATAAGGTTAGTTGTAAAATCCTTTAATGTAGACTTCACAATTATTGAATCATGTACTGGTAATCCAACCTCCCCTATCTCCATCAAACCCTTAATACAATACTCAATCATATCACTATCTAGTTTTTGGAATCTTAATCCTACACCAGACAGCATGTAAGATGCAAGTTCTTTATTATTGGCAAGTAGTTTATCCACCAATAATGATACTTGTATATTGGAGATACCTACAAATTTACGTTTAACAGGTTCTTCTTTTTTATAATCCTTGAATATATTATCACTGATACCTGCCTTAGCTGATCTAACAGAACTCGCATTGAACATAACTAACAAAGCGGACTTCTTAAGGTTACGTACTGGATCATACTTCTCAGTGAAGCCGTATTTATCCCTCCATCTATCTATAGCACCTAAGTCTACAGGAATATCAAACTCAAAGGCATAAGGATCTTTACCTTTTAAGTCCAAACCTAACTCTTCACATGCACAAGAATAGTGCAAGCCTGAGTAATCTAATTCTATTGTATCACACCCATCTATTAGTATGGACGATCTAGATGTTTGATCCTCTCCTTGTATTTGTCCATTGTCATAAAACCTACCACCATGCTGCATATCATTCTTATGTATTCTTCTGAAGAATATCTCAGGTACCATTATACCATTGACCATTATAGATCGCTTCTCTAACTCATTGTTATAAGCTTTTAGTATCTTCTCAGCATCTCCCATAGGGGCTATCTCCTCTTTTTTAGGGGTAACTATCTCTTTGTTATCATCCCTTATTGTAACTAATTTAGGTAGTGGGGAACGTAAACACTCTTCCATGACATTCACTACAACCTTATTAGAATTACAGTAATCAATGAAGTTAGGTGTGAATAATAACATACTACTCATACTCTTATCATTACTATCTATGTAAC